AGGTGTCAATGCTGCAACCAAATTAGTTGACAATGGTTTCCCTGGAAAAGACATTACCATTATTGATATGGGTAATGATCCTTACAAAAGGAAACCCGAGGAAGTAATGACTGGCTTTTTAGGTGCCGGTGGATGGTCTGATGGTAAATTAACTTACCATACAGCAATTGGTGGTCAATTATCTAAGTATGTTGGTGAGAAAAAAGCAATGGAACTGATGGACCAAGTAATTAACAACTTCAAACGATTCCACCCTAAACCAGAGGAAGTACAATGTTCCAATCCAGTAGAGGAACCTGATTTTATTAAACCATATTTTGGACTTCGTTTGTTTCCTGTATGGCACGTAGGAACTGATTACCTACACGAGATTGGTAAAAATTGGTACGATTATCTAGTATCTAAAGGTGTTAACTTTATTTGGAATGAAAAAGTATTCAAGATTGACTTTGAATCTCGCCTAGTATATTTTACTTATAAAAACGAATTTAGTGAAGGTGCTATTGAATATGATGAATTGATTTTTGGAGTAGGTAAATCAGGTATTGACTTTGCTCAAGAATTACAAGATGAATATCATCTAGAAACTGAACCAAAATCAGTACAAATTGGTGTTCGATTTGAGGCACCACAACACCATTTCCAAAAACTAATTGATGTTAGCTATGATTTTAAATTGTATCGTAAGTTTGAAGACAAAGGTGTATCACTTCGTTCATTCTGTACTAATAATAATGCTGCTTATGTTGCTGTAGAAAAAACCTATGGGGATAACAGTTATAATGGTCATGCTAAAAAAGATGAAGCATATCGTAATAATATGACTAATTTTGGTATTTTGATGGAAATTAACGGTATTAAAAATCCATTTGAATGGTCTCGTGATGTAGTTAATAAATGTCAAATTAAAGGTAAGGGTTTATATTATTCCCCATCTCGTACAGTATCACAAACATCCGAAGGTGCTGAAGTTGAAGCATTTCAAATTGGTTTAGAAGAACTAAACGAAGTAAGAAAAACATTCCAAGGTTACTTTGAATATATTGACGAATTTATTGAGGATATGAAAAAAGTATTCCCAACACTTGGTGATGATTGGGGTATTTATATTCCTGAGGTAAAATATCTGTCACCTGAACCACTTGTTTATGATAGTGACTTGGCTTTGATTGAATACCAAAATGTTCACTTTGTAGGTGATGCATTATCAGCTCGTGGTATTACAGTTTCAGGTGCTCAAGGTATTCTAGCGGTAGAAAAATTTGTTAAACCAATAGATCATTGGGCTGATGAATGGGACAACCATTCAGGAGATATGGTTCATTTCAAATAATTTGGAAAAGTTAAAAAAGGTTATTATATTTACATTATGAGCGAAAAATATCAACAAACACGAAAACTTAAAAAAGCAGACGGAACTATTGCTTATGTTTTCGATGGTAAATTACATAATTGGGAAGGTCCTGCTTTGATTCCTGAGGGTGATAATCGTAAAAGAGAATATTATCTTCATGGTATCAAATATACAGAAGATGGTTGGAAAGAAGCTCGTCGCAATCGTGAAGGATTGCCATGGTTTAAGAATCCATCAATGACTAATACAAGACAAGCTGGTTAATATGAAAATAGGATTATGTGGAACAATGAGTGTAGGTAAAACTACATTAGTGAATGCTTTAAAGGAATTACCTGAATTTGCAGATTATAATTTTGCAACTGAACGTTCAAAGTATCTACGTGATTTAGGTATTCCATTAAATACTGATTCAACATTAAAAGGTCAAGTTGTATTTTTAGCAGAACGTGCTGCTGAATTAATGAATGAAAATGTGATTACAGATAGAACTGTGATTGATGTTATGTCATTTACTAAAGCAGCTCAATCAATTAATTTTTATGAGGCTGAAGCATTTTGTGATTTGGCTAAAAATTTGTTACATGAATATGATTATTTATTTTATGTTTCTCCTGTAGGTGTTGAAATGGAAGATAATGGTGTTCGTGAAACTGATATAGCATATAGAAATTTGATTGATTTTACTATTGGTTTAAATCTACAGAAAAATAAACATCGTATTAAAAATTTGACTACATTATCAGGTACGACTGAGGAACGTATTGCACAAATGAAAAAAACAATTTTTGGCTAATATTTATAATCATGAAGAAATCTGAATTAAAAGCAGAGATTAAAAACCAAATTTACGAAATTTTGTCTGAGGTTGATCTTGATCCTAAAGGTGGTTCAGTAGTAATGCCTAAAGCAACCTCCCCTGCCGATATTAAAAAATTAACTGCTCAAGGTATTGATGTTCAGTTAAAAGAAGAAGACGAAGATAGAGAGCCTACTAAAGCTGAACTTGATAAAGAAAAAGTAAAAGGTGCTCCTTCTAAGTTTAAAGTGCCAACTGATCAATTTGAAGATTTTAAATCTAGACTTAAAACTTTAGTTGGTAAAATTAAAGATATGGAAAAAGGAGCTGAGCGTGATAAGAAAATGGCAGCCCTAAAACAATTTATTAAGAAACCAGAATTAGTTAAAGCGTTTAAAGAAAGAGACGTTAAAATTGATACTGGTGGATTAGTAGGATAATATGAAAAACTTTATTTTACAACTGGTTATAATTGGAGTAGTAGTAGGCTTAGTCTACATGCTATTTAACTACAAAAAAGGTTATTCTAATGCTGCTATTGAACAATACCAAAAAACAATTGATTCATTAGCTCTTGAAATGGGTAAAAAAGATAAAGTAATTAGCTCTTTAGATTCTACTAGAGTAATACTTGATTCTTTATTAGCTGTAGATAAAGCTAAATTAGCAGATATTGCTGCTGAAGCACAACAATATAAAGACAAATATGAAAAAGAGCGCGGTCGCATTAATGATATGTCTGATGATGATGTCATCAGTGAATTCACAGCAACGTTTAAGTGATTCTACAGTAATTGTTCCTGTTAAATCTTTAAGAAATGCTTTAGCTATTAAAGCTGATAGAGATAATCTTAAAAACCAGTTAGGAGTTGCTCGTGATTCCATCACAGTTATGGATTCAATTATTACTAAGCAGGATGGAATTATTATGGTTTTGGATTCTACTCGTTTAGTATTGGATTCTTTAATTGGTGATTACGAAGGAACCGTTACTGCTAAAAACGGAATTATACATGAGCAAGACGAAAAAATAACATCTTTAACAAATTCCCTTAGAGGAGCCTGTGCGGCAATTGTTTTAACTACTATAAGTTTTGTATTAATACTTTTATGAGTGAAAATATAAACTTAAAAGAAGTCATTAGACAAGAATATATTAAATGTGTGCAAGACCCAGCACACTTCATGAAAAAATACTGTAATATTCAACATCCACAACGTGGTCGAGTATTATTTAATTTATACCCTTTTCAAGAAAAAGTATTACATTTATTTAGAGATAATCCTTACTCAATTATATTAAAATCTAGACAGTTAGGTATCTCAACATTGTCTGCAGGTTATTCTTTATGGTTAATGTTGTTCCATAAAGATAAAAACGTGTTGTGTATTGCAACAAAGCAAGAAACAGCTCGTAACATGGTTACAAAGGTAAAATTCATGTATGATAATTTACCTTCTTGGCTTAAAATACCAGCAGACGAACATAACAAGTTATCATTAAGATTAAGTAATGGTTCTCAAATTAAAGCAACATCAGCAAGTTCGGATGCAGGTCGTTCAGAAGCTGTTTCGTTGTTGATTATAGATGAGGCCGCTTTTGTAGAAAATATCGGAGAAATATGGGCATCAGCACAACAAACATTAGCCACGGGTGGTGGAGCAATTGTACTTTCAACACCTTATGGAACTGGAAACTGGTTTCACCAGACATGGGTGAGAGCGGAAGCAGCGGAAAACGACTTTTTACCTATCAAACTACCTTGGTTCGTCCATCCGGAGAGAGATCAGACCTGGAGAGATCGTCAAGATGAATTATTAGGTGATCCAAGATTAGCAGCACAAGAATGTGACTGCGACTTTAATACTTCTGGTGATGTTGTATTCTATTCCGAATGGATAGACTTTATTAAAGAAACAACAATCCAGGAACCATTAGAACGTAGAGGAGCCGACCAAAATTTATGGGTATGGGAACCAGCAGACTATACACGCGAGTATATGGTAGTAGCTGACGTAGCCAGAGGTGATGGTAAAGACTCTTCTGCTTTTCATGTAATTGATATTGCTACAAATACACAAGTAGCAGAATATAAGGGGCAAATGTCCCCTAAAGAATATGGTTATTTTTTAGTAGGTATTGCTACTGAATATAACAATGCAATGTTGGTTGTAGAAAATGCTTCAATTGGTTGGGCAACATTAGACTCAATTATAGAAAGAGGTTATCGCAACTTATACCATTCACCAAAATCAGACCAACTTACCGCAGATTCTTATTTAAAGGTATTTGAAGGCAATTCAGATATGACTCCTGGTTTTACAATGTCACTTCGTACTAGACCATTAGTTATTAACAAATTTAGAGAATATGTTGGTGACAAATCTGTAACAGTTCGTTCAAAAAGGTTGTTAGAGGAAATGAAAGTATTCATTTGGAAAAATGGCCGACCAGAAGCTCAACAAGGATACAACGATGACTTGGTTATGTCATTTGGGGTCGGTATGTTCCTACGAGACACGTCACTTAAATTTCAACAACAATCACACGATATGACAAGAGCCGCTCTCGGTAGTTTTTCAAAAGGTACCTCTTCATACAAAGGAGGATACAGTGCTAACTATGTTCCAAATCCTTACTCTATTAAAACAGGTAACGGAGAAGAAGACATTAGCTGGCTCTTGTAATATTTATAATATATTTCCATGGCAGATACTAGTTTATTTACACGTCTACAAAGATTATTTTCCACTGATGTTATCATCCGTAACACGGGAGGAAATGATTTAAAAGTATTAGACGTAGATAGCATTCAAAGATCAGGTGATGTAGCTACAAACTCATTAGTTGATAGATATAATCGAATCTATTCACCAGCGGCTTCATCTTTATACGGTCAACAAGTTAACATTAACTATCAATACCTTAGAACGTTTATTTATTCTGACTATGATATTATGGACAACGATGCAATTATTGCTTCTGCCCTTGATATTATAGCTGAAGAATCTACCCTTAGAAATGAAATGGGTGAGGTATTACAGATTAGATCTAATGATGAAGATATTCAACAAATACTTTATAACTTGTTTTATGACGTATTAAACATTGAATTCAATCTTTGGTCTTGGATTCGCCAAATGTGTAAGTATGGTGACTTTTTCTTAAAACTAGAAGTTGCTGAAAAATTTGGTGTTTATAATGTAATTCCTATTACTGCATACCACATCGAAAGACAAGAAAATTACGAT